TTTTTATTCATATGTTATGTCCAATGTGGGATTGTAATATGTTAGAGAATTATGTAAAAAATTTCACTCTACTTTAAGCGGTATTAAAATGAAAATGAATCCTTAAGATTTTAATTATTTCTTATCAGAAAGAATTAAATCAGCTAGTACTACCGACGAAAGAAAATTATACTAAGAGATGTTTCATAACAATAACTATAAAATATAAAGGAATGATATGAATGAAGCTTATTTTTATGACACATGTACTAAAGTAGGTGATGAAGAAGATACTAACAAGTTCGTACTACTGGACATGACCAATGAAATTAAAAACAGCGAATATCACAGTTTCGCTAGGCATATTAGGGGATCTAGCAAAAATGCTATTAAATCCAAAAATTTCGTAACTACGTAAGGTGAATTAATTATAAGATACAAGAATAATAGATTGTAATCTATAATCGGCAGGAGGAAGGAACCGAAGTTCATCTAAACAAATCTTTCAGATAGTTTAGTTTTATCGACCACTGATAATGGAAGATTTGTAAAAACTTCGTTCAAATTACTTAAAACGAAATTTAAAACTAATAGACCTATAGTAGCGGAGGGTAAAACTACTAAGCATGTGATGCTTATTCACAACTCAACCTTAACTAAGTTGTTTTAGGAAAATGTTAAAAATTATAATAGTTATAGAACAGAAGACGTAATGAAACACGTTCTGTGACTAAAGCGGCTGATCAAAATTCAGCCGGATAAATCTCATTCCTTAATAAAAGGGATGAAGGTACTTTTGGAGCTGGAAATAAATCTAGTAGAAATACTAGAATAAAATCTAGATCATAAAGTGCGAATAGGAGTGTTAATAAGCTTAAATCTTCAATGAAGAAATTAACTATTAATGTCTAGAAGAACTCTTAAAAAATGAAGGGTTAATAAAAAGCATCAGTTTATAAAGGTAGCTTATAATAATATCAAAATCAAGATAAATATAACACTTAAGATATGTATAAAAAATATTTTAAGTCTGTATTATCTCCATTTTAAACTTAGGTATGTAGAGGTCCTTCGGATTTTTATATGCCTACTTCGATATTGGATTATAAATATACTACTGATGTGTCTTTCAACGCGAATTACGGAATGATAGTTTTATATCCGTAAAACACAATAGGCCAATAAGGAGTAAATTATCCTACTTGGTTTAACTATTAAGCGACACCTCCAGGAAGCACAATGCTTGGTGGTGATGGTATCGTAGTAAAAGACAGCCCTTTATTTGGTTACTGGAGTAATTCTATAGGTTCAACGAACCCTAATTCTAGATGGATATCTAGTCGTGTAGTTAGATGTGGTATAAGAATTATACCATAGTCAAATATCTAGACGAAATAGGGTACCTTAACTATAGGAATGATACCAGGTAAGTCTGAAAGATGGAATACAACTTCATTCTCTATGCCTTCCGTATAGGCTTTGAGATAATATCCGACCTCATATGAAATTAGTTTAGCTACTTTAGGACCAACCGGTACAGATTATGTATGGTTGCCTTTAGATCCAGCTGATTTAATTTTCTATGAAGGAAACGCGAGTTCAGATGTAGATGCATAAGGACATGCCTTCAGGTCACCTATAGTGGCATTATTCTCAGGAATTTCAACATTAGATTCTTATCATGTGTAGATTAGTATCGCATATGAGTACATTCCAATTCCGACTTTTGAATCTTGGGCTCCTGTTTAACCATCAGGTATTGATACATCAGCTACTAGAGCTTTGAATCATATCATAGGTGGAGATTTAGCTTCTGCAGTCGCCGGTGCATTAGGTGAAAAATTATACAACACCGGAAGATAAGCAGTTGGGTAACTTATAGGAAAGTATAATCCTATTATGGGTATGGTAAGTTAAATGATTTGAGTGAATTCATATAAGACACAAAAAGATTAAGCTTGATCAGAAATTTATTTATTATATCTATAAATCCGAACACTCATTTTAGGAGTGTAGCAGACGGATAAAATTCTGCCATATATATGTTTTAATTCCATTTAACATATACGTAAGTAAATAATGGATCAAGACTAACTCACGTGTCCCAGTCAGTACGTGCAGAGTCTATAAACAAAAGAATTAAGCAGGGGTAAATGCTTAAGGTCCTTAATGTATTATTGAAATATTAGCAGAGTTAAAACAAGTACTCCAGATGCGATTTCAATATTTTAAGGTGATTATGTGACAGACAAGATAAAAATTTTCTTTGGGTGATTAATTCTCATGTAACAAATTACTAGGCCGTTTTGCCGGGTAAAAGCCTGTTTTCAAGTAAAAAACTTAGCCGAATATTTGTGAGAAGAATTTAGAGTTCGCGGGAATACCCTGTAGTTCTCATCCCCC